CACTCCGCAGCGTCATGGGAGGATCGAATGGACCAACCCGCACCCGCCGCCGCAGTCGCCGCAGCCACGACCGCCCCGGCACTGCCGCGCCGCACGCCGCCCGTACTGAGCGACGACCACCGCGCCGTCATCACCCGCATCGGCGTGCGTGCGCTGATGACCTCGCTGTGCCTGTACGCATTCGAGATGTCCGACGCAGCCGAAGCAGAAGGCTTCTCCGGGAATGGCTGGTACGACCTGGCCGCCGAACTCGACGAAATCACGCCGATCAGCGAGGAATCGCTGTGGGGCGAGGAGCGCCACTTTGAAGCGCCGTGCCGTGGCTGCCGCACGGGCGGGGAGCGGTGCACATGCTGATCGACTACTGCACTCCCGCCGACCGCCTCGGCACCAGCCTTGCCGTCAAGCGTGCCGCAGCCATCGCCTACCTGCGCAGCCGCGGCAAGTACATCGCCGACCTCGGCTGCAACTTCGTGCCGACGAATGCGGCGAATACCGATGTGAAGGCAACGATGTGGGCCGCAGACGTTGAGGCTTGCATGGACCGTATCAATTTGGGCGTGCCGTCGTTGATGCGTCGGCAAGCCGCCTAACCTGAGGAATGACGATGACCACGACAGCCCTAGCAACAATCTCCGTATCCGACATCGAAAAGATGGCACGCGCCGTTGCCTCGTCCAAGTTGTTCGGCGTGCAGAACGTCGAAGGCGCGCTAGCCCTGATGCTGATCGCTCAGGCCGAAGGCAGGCATCCGGCGTCGGCAGCCAACGACTACAACATCATCCAAGGCCGTCCGGCGAAGAAGGCCGATGCGATGCTGCGGGACTTCCTCAGCGCAGGCGGCAAGGTGCAATGGATCGCGCTGGACGACAAGCGCGCCGAAGCTACGTTTAGCCATCCGGCAGGCGGCACCGTCACTATTGGATGGGACATGGACCGCGCCAAGCGTGCCGCACTCGGCGGCAAGGATATGTGGGCCAAGTATCCCCGCCAGATGCTCCGCAGTCGCGTCGTGTCGGAGGGCATCCGCACGGTGTTTCCTGGCGCTACGTCCGGCATGTACGTCCCGGAGGAGTTGCAGGAAATGCCGCCCGCGCAAGTGCGAGAAGTCGTCGGCAGCGAGGTCCGCGTGATCTGGCAGGCGCCGGAACCGACGATGCCGGAGGACGCGGTGGAGGCCCTTCTCGACGGCATCAGCGCATGCAAGGACGAAGCCAGCATCAAGCAGGCAGGCACGGAAGCGCGGGCGGTTGCGAAGGCTGCGGGCGATAAGGCTGCCTACAAGCGGATCACGGATCACACGATGTTCGCGCTGGATGCACTCAAGGTGACGGCATGAACGCCCCCGCCACCGGCCTGTCCCCCGAACAAATCCGGCAGCGCATCGGCTGTCTCACAGCCTCCGGCGTCAAGCGTGCGCTGTCGTTCCTCAAGAACGGCAAGAGCAGCGAGGACCGCGAAGCGTACAAGCGCGAACTGGTAGCCGAGCGGCTTGTCGGCTATGCGATGGACCACTACGTCACGCCAGCGATGCAGCACGGCATCGACAACGAAGCGGCGGCGAAGGATGCCTATGCGTGGTCAACGGGCAACCTGATCGAGCCGCTGCCGACGATTGCGCATCCGGTGATCCCGTTCTTCCTGGCGACTCCTGATGGTCGCATCGAGCCGGATGTCGGCGTGGAGGTCAAGTGCCCGACCTCGGCCAAGTTCGTTGCGTGGAAGCTGGCAGGCGTCGTGCCCGATGAGCATAAGCCGCAGATGATCGCGCAGTGCCTGTGCGCCGAGTTTGCCGCCGTCGAGTTCATCGCCTTCGATCCGCGCATGCCGGAGGGTCAGCGACTGTTCGTGCGCAGGTTCACGCCGACGCAGGAGGAGCGCGACCAGGTCGAAGCGGCGGCGCTGGAATTTCTTGCCGAGGTCGATGCGATGTTTGACACGTTCACGGCCACGCCGGAAATCGAGGCGGCTTAACTCCAATGAAGTTCGCCACGACATGCGATTTAACTTGGGAGCGATCTGTTCTCAAAAGTGGGAAGCCCGGAAGGCGTTTGATTATGGTGCGCGGGCCGTCCTACACAATCGTTAACCGATGCGACCGATGCGGCAAGTTTGGCCCCGCTCCGCGCGTGACATATCGAAGCGATATGTACGGATGGAACCGCGAAGAAGGCGATTACGAAACCAATAGGAAAGACACTCTGTGCGTTGGGTGCTGGAACATTGTTAAGGCATTAGTGCGCCGTCAAGACGAATGCGAAGAAATCCGAACGCTACTTAACTCAATCAAAAAGGCGATCAAAAATGAGCGGAAACAAAACTCTCAAAACGACCGGGCAACTGCGGGACTTTCTTGCCAACATGATGTTGGGCGTGAAAAACGGCGACCTTGAGCTTGATCGCGCCAGGAACATCACAAAGTTGGCCGCGCAGATCAACGAAAGCTTCTATGCGGAAATCAAGGTCGCAAAGGTTCGCGCCGAAGCTGGTGAATTGATGCCTGTTTTTGGCGAAATGTCTGTCGGAAGCGCAGACCAATAGCGACATGACCACGCGCAGCCGGCGGTCGCGTCCAACACCGGCAGTCCGCGATGCCAACTTGATCGGTCGCCACTTCCCCACCGAGTAGCAGGTCCGGTCCTTTTCCCGGAGGCAGGCGCGGGCACCCTACATGGAGACAGTAATGGACGAAGCCGACACCGCCGACCAAACCTGCGAGCAGACGCTAGCCGCAGCCTTGCGCCGCCGTCACGCCACGCTTCCGGCCACGGGCCTGTGCTACTCCTGTGCCGATCCGGTGGCAGACGGCCGGCGGTTCTGCGATGCGGACTGCTTGCGCGATTGGGAGCGCGTCGAGCGTGCGCGCAGACTTAATGGGAGCATCGAATGATCGAAACCCTGCAACTACTCGGCACGATAGGCGGGCTCCTGTTCCTGGCCATGCTCGTCGCCGCCATCTGCCTTGCCGTCGTGTGCCTGTGCATCGGCTGGCTGGCGGTGCGGGCGGGCAAGGATTTGAACCAGTACGAGGCTACGCATGGGGGGAAGCGGGATGAGTGAATCAGATACGCCGAGGACGGATGCAACGGAACACGACGACTACGGACTAAACGGAACGGTAGTCCACGCCGACTTTGCCCGCACCCTAGAACGCGAACTCACCGCCGCGCGTGCCGAACTTGCCGAAAACGAAAGCGTCATCAACGTATGGCGCGGTCGAACTCAGCGGGCAGAGGCCGAACTCGAAACCTACCGCGACAGTTGCGCCGCGAAGGCCGACCGCATTGACAGGCTGGGCGAACAGGCGGTCAAGTTGCGGGCCGAGGTTGAGACCCTCAAGCGTTGGCGCGATGCAGTCATAGACGCCGCCGTGGTCGGGTGGACGTACTGCGCAGCGGATGACGCCGACCCGCGCGGATGCCTAAGTCGAATCATGGCGGCGAATGCGCAGATTGCGCTTGACCCCACCGTGTCATCCGAAGCCGAAGCGCTGATCGAACGCGGTCGGCAGGAACTGCGGGCCGAGGTCGAGGCGTTGCACTCCCTGCTTCCCGGTCCGTACTACATGGACCCGCCAGACGGAGGCGATGTGCCCATCGTCGAGCAGATGCGCCGCATGGCAAAGGACGCGGAGCGGTATCGCTACCTCAGGAGCCGTCAAGCCATCGAGGTTTTGACTGGTCGCGGCCCCGGCGCAGGAGTCTGGTGCGACATGGAAAACGAAATGGGCACGCTGGTGCTGGTCACTGGCGACGATCTGGACGCGGAAGTAGACGCCGCCCTCGCCAAGGAGAAACCATGAACGACAGGCCAGCATTTCCAACGAACGAATCCAGCGAGCTAAACCTGATTCCTGGCATGACCCTGCGCGAGTACGCGGCCATCAAGGCGATGCAAGGCATTGTGGCTCGTACCGGCCAACACCAGGACTACACGGCGAAGGATGCCGTCAAATGCGCCGACGCCCTCATCGCGGAACTCGCCAAGGAGAAAGCATCGTGAGCGACAAGACTATAGGCGAACTGTTTGCCGAACTCACCGACGCAGAGGAAACGCTAAAGGTTGCGCAGTTTGACGCCCGCCGTGCGCGCCATCACGAAGGCAACTGCCTAAACCGCGTCAACGAGCTGCAGAAGGCAATTGACGAAAAGATAGCTGCGGCTAAGGCCGCGTCCGTGTCGGGCACAGACTGGAGCCGCGCATGATGATCAAGGTCAGCGAAGTGATCGAGGCGTGCGCGCAGATAGCCGAAGGTTGGGACAGCGGCGGGCCGATAGCCAAAGACATCCGCGCCTTCGCCGCGAAGTACGACGGCTGCATTGTGGCGGAGGGTGAGCCGTCAGCCGTTTACAAGGGCCGCGACTATGAGTACCGCGTGCCCCTCGTTGATTTGCCGCGCGGCGATGTGGAATACATGACACCCCTCTATCGCGCCAGGGAGGCGACATGAACAGCCTGCCTGCATATCCCCGCGCCGAGGTCGCACGCAGCGAACCCGGACTAGGCGACGACGTGCCCTGTGAGAAGTGCGGCAAGGTGGCCCTAGACACCGGGCTGGAGTGCGACGCGTGCGGGCATGACAACTGGAAAGCAGTGACGGGAAAGGAGCCCACGAAATGACCGAGCCGATCAAGCTGCCGCCGATACCGCACGAGTGGAGCATGTGCCTAGGCGAATGGTCATCGCCAGTCTACGACCACACAGCAATGCACGACTACGCTCGCCTCGCCGTCGAGCAGGCCACCGCCGAGTTGCGCGAGCAGTTGACTGCGATGACCAAGCGAGCCGAGGCGGCGGAAGTCGTGTTGCTTGAATCGAGAAAACTCGGCGAGGAACTGTTTGCCGATTTCGAGAAAGCCGCCGCCGAGCGCGACGATTTGCGGGCGGATGCGGAGAGGTGGAAGTTTGTCCGTCGTCATTCGTGGAAAGAGTTGCAACGAGTGCGCGTGCTTGCGGGCATCAAGGTCGATTCGGTTCTTGGGCCGAACTGGCAGGACGCGGTTGATGATTTGCTAGAGGCCGCAGGAACTACGGAACAGGCTATTGCAGCCCGCGCCGAGAAAGCCGAAGCCGAGCGCGACGAAGCCCGTGCCGAACTGGCGCGGCTGACGACGCTGCGGCCATACGACACCTGTACCGGCAACACCCCCGCGCTGTATTGGGCATGGGACGATAACGAATGGGTATGCGATCCGCTGTTGCAACGGCCTACCCACTGGACCCCGATCCCGCCCGTGAAGGAGGCAGACAAGTGAACAAGGTTCTTACCGAGGAAGAGGCAGCAGCAATGCAGGCCGGAGTGCGGTTCGGCCTAGACCTACTCTCTCAAATTCCGAACGGAAACAAGGTCGAGTTTGAGGCGCACGTTACCGGCGTTCTTATCGCGTTCTGGGGCGTTCTCTGGGGCACGTTTGGCACGGATTACGCGCGAGGCTTCATTGAAGCCCAACTGCGCGGGATGGAGAGCGAATCGAAAGGAACCGTGCAATGAGCCCCGCCGACCGCAAAGCCGTTGCCGACGTGCTGCGGGAAAACGCGCGCATGCTGTGCGATCACGGCACCTACTACGGCGGGATATTCGGCGTTGAGATGTGCGCCGCATATCTCGCATGGATGACGCGCGGCGCATCTTTCGGAACGGGGATGCATTCTGACAAAGACCAGCCGCTAGCCCTCTGCTTCGCGGCGGCGATGGTTGAGGCGGGGGATTGGGTATGAGTACGTGCGACAGCAAAAGAACGCTAAGTGACCGACGACCGCCGCTCTAAGTATTCATACCTATTGCAACGTCGCAATAGACGGCGCACTATCCGGTCATGCGCTGCCGTTGTGGTGGCGCAACGACCGGGAGTGATAAATGAGCTACTACGTGACCAGCACCAGCAACGCCGCCCGCCCCGCCGCCGACCTGATCAATCGTCGCCTCGGCGATGCCGGCGACGCCAGCGACCTGCGCGCCGTCGAGCGGGAAATCGCCGAGTGCGCAGAGTGCATTCGCGGCGATCTGGTCATCGAGCAGGAGCGCGACTACACCTGGCGCACAGACGCGGCCAGCGGCGTGATTAAGGCGCTGAACGAACAGGACGCCCTCTGGCGCGTGTGTGCGGCCGGCGAATGGGCGCAGCCCGACAGCAGCCGCGAGCAAGAAGACATTGCCGACGGCGCGTGGCTGACCGTGTTCGACGCCGACGGCGTGCCGGTTGCCCGTCGCGGCACGATGTCGTGATCACCGTCACCGCCGCCGCCGCCCGCCTCAACCTCTCCGGGGCGCGCGTGCGGCAGTTGATCGCTCAGGGGCGCATCAAGGCGGTCAAGGTCACGCCGCGCATGTGGATGGTGCGGGAACCGGTTAAAGTGCTGCCGCCTCGCTCGGGATAGCCCTAGCCCTGCGGACCGTCTGATTGCCGGCGAATAGTCTCGTCCTTCGCCTTGCTTCCGGCCGACGAAGACCGCGCGCAGCTCGGGTGCGGCCGCGCACACCGAATTCGCGACGACCGAGGGAGATGGAATGATGGACATCCGGCAGGCATGGACCGCACTTGAGGGAACCGGGCTGAGCAACGAGAAAGGCCTGCGCAAGTTGCTAGATCAGGGGTTTACGGTCGACGAAATCATAGCGGAGATGAAGCGGCGCAACCGGCTGGAGGCGCTCGCGTGGATTGCCGTGGTGGTGGTCGCTCCGATCGCGTGCGTGGGCTTGTTGACGCTGGCGATATCACTGAAATAGGCTCGCGACAGAGCTTAGGCAGTCGCCGGTTTAGGCGCGGCTTAGGCACTTAGCGGCGTGAAAACGCTAAGTCCTTGATTATTGGTCGGGGCGAAAGGATTCGAACCTTCGACCCCCTGCACCCCATGCCGAGGGAAGATCGCGGCGGATCAGCCAGTTAGCCGAAAACGCCTGAGCCGAGTACACCCTTCCGGTCTAGCATTGGCGCGCATTGCAGGGCAAGCTTAGGCGCAGTTTCTATTGAAGGATCACCCCATGTTCAGCGATCAAACCGAGACCGAACTCCGCCGAAACCTGCAGTGGGAAGCCGGCATGCAGGGCCTGGTGACGCTCCCGGCCGATGCCTATCGCGAGCTGGTGCTGGCCGCCCGTAAATGGGATGCCGCGCAGCGTTCGACCGGGCACGTCGTCGACTTCAGGCCAGACGGCTCCGTCATCCTCAGCAACGGCCAGAGGGTGTGGCCGGGCGATGGCACGACCTGGAGCATTACTACGGTGCCGCTCGACACCCTTCTGCCGCCGCCCGCACCTCGCCCAGGTGACTGATGAGCTGCAGCCGCTCCCGCGCGATCACCAGGATCAACCGGTAGTCCGACATCGCGCGCAGCTCGGCGTCGGTCGAGATCCGCAACTCGGCAGGCAGGTCGACCACGCACGGCACGGGCACCGGCACCCGGACGACCCGCGTCGTGGTGCCGCAGCCGGTGAGCAGGGCCAGCAGGATCAACGCAGCCAGCACCCACAGGCTATCTGAGGCCATCGCGCACCCTTTCGACCGCATCCCCGCACGTCAAGGCCCCGCCGGCCTGCTCAGCGGCCGCCAGCGCCACGATCTGCGGTTCCCGGGTAGCTGAGGCTGCCCGGGCCTGCGATAGCGCCTGCGCGGCCCGCTTTCGAGCCGCCTCGGCCGCGTCGACGAGCTGCTGCGTGCCGGCGCTGCATTCCATCGCAGCGGCCTGCGCCTGGTGGCGCTCGGCCACCACAACGGCCAGCCGGGACCGGGCGAGGTCGAGCTGCCAGGTGCGGATCCCGAGCCCGGCCAGCAGCGCGGTCACCAGCACGATCGTCAGCGCCTTGCCCGGGTTGGCCAGCAGCCAGGCAACCATCATCCGCCGAACAGCCTGGTGCCGTTCTCGTTGATTTCCAGCACCTCGCCCCGGGCCCGAGAGCCGAACGAGATGTGGACCCAGCGCGCGCCGGATCGCGTCGACTCGCTGATCAGCTGGTCGAACCGGATCGGCGACTTCGCGATCGTCGACACGATCTGCGCCGACGTGCCGAACTGCGGCGCCCTGAAATCGGCCGCCTCGCCCAGCACATGCTGGCTGGTATCCCGGCTGCCGATCGCCCGGTTCAAGCGCAGCGACCGGTATCCGCTGGTGATGATGATCGGGACTGGGTGGCCGACGATGGTGGTGAGCAGCGAGCGCACCGCCTCGAGGCCGGCAGCGGTGGTGCGCAGGTTCTCCATTACCTCGGGCGGCGGGACGTTTTCCCAGCCGCGAGCGACGGCGGTGGCGGAATCGGTGAACTCGCGCAAGGTGAAGTTCGGCGACAGGTTCATGCCACGATCCTTCGCCGGTTGACCAGCTCGAGCAGCAGGTATGTCGCGAGCGCGCCGAGCTTGGGCACGTCGCCCCACTCTGCCGGGAAGAACGGCGCCAGCGCGATCCACGCCCCCATCGTGCCGAGGGTCAGATGCAGGAGGCGGATCCCGTGGTGGGTGCCGCCCGTCATCTGGTTGACGGCCAGCAACGAACGCCAGCCGATCAGCATGCCCAGGCCCAGATGCAGCAGGTCGATCATTGGTCGCCCCCGAGGCGTTTCGCGATGATCGCCGGCAGGTTGCTAAACGCCCACGTCATCATGAGTTGCGCGAACAGGCCGCTGAAGAACGCGACGCCCAGGTGCAGCCCGGTCGGCAGGTTGAAGACATGGGCCGCCATCGGCGTGGCTGCTGCCGCCGCCAGCGTGCCCACGATGACCGCCACCGCCATCTGAGCGATGCGCATGGGCGGCAGGAAGGACAGCGCCGACATGGCGCCGGACAGGCCCAGCAGCAGCACCGGCAGCGGCACCCCGAGCCACTGCAGGGAGAGCCCCGACACCGACACGCCGAGCGCGGCCGAGCTGGCCGAGGCGGCCGCCGCCGCGGCATGCATGTCGCCCCCGTGGACCGTCATGCCTGATCGGGCGTAACGCGCGCGACGTTCGTCCCGTCCGAGTAAACGATTGCATGCCGGGCTGCGGCAACGACGACACCGGTGCCGGTCGCCCCGATAAACTGCAGGCCGAAGCCGCCGGTGGTGTTGTTCTGCACGATCCACTCCTGCTCGGCCAGCGGGACGACGATGTTCCGCTGGGCGGTGAGCGTGCCGGTGAAGCGCAGGATCCGGCAGCGGGCCTGCGCTGCGTTCAGCGTGGTGTTCGCATCCGTCATGGCGAGTTGCAGCCGGGCCGTCGCCACCGGCGGAATCCGCAGGTCGAGGTAGTTCGTGACCGTCGCCGCGCCGGTGGTGACCTGGTACAGCGGGAGCCGTCCGGCCGTAAACGCGGTCGTGTTCGCGCTGACCACGCCGGCCCGGGTGGCCTCGACGAAGTTCGTGGCGCTGGCGGTCAGCGCGACGGTGCCGTTCGCGATCCGGGTCAGCACGCCGTCGAGGTTGATCATCCCGCCATAGAAGCCCCAGGTCAGCGCGACGCTGGTCAGGGAGTTTCGGCCGAACAACATCGCCTGCGACGCGGCATCAAACAGGCTGTTGGCCTGCGCGGAGGCGCCTGCAGTGTTCGCGGTCACCAGGTTCAGGTTGGTCGAGAGATCTGCCATCAGAGGATTCCTTGTAGAACGTAGCCGCGACCGGTGATTGCACTGCGCTGGTACACCCGCACGCCGTAGGACGACAGCAGGCCGCCCGAGTCGCCCGACTGCTGCGCGGCGGTGTAGCTGACTGTCGTCGTAACAACGCTGGCGAACGTGCGCCGCAGCGTGGTGAATGCGGTGTTCCACACCTCGACGTCGTAGAGCTGCGAGGTCTCGCCCAACGGCGGGTCGTAGTTCCAAGGCAGGTCGACCCCGACCCGGGACCGGCGCAGCCAGTTGATCGTCATGTTGTTCGAGGCGTCGCGGCCGCCGCCTAGATGCACCGGCGCGAACGGCGCAAGGTTGCCGCCGAAATACTGGATGCTTTGCGCCGCAGTCTCCTCCACTGCTCGGCCGATAGTCACCGGCTTGTAAAGCCGCGCCGCGGTAAGGTCGCTGGTGATCCGGCTGAGCGTTGACGGCGTGAGCAGCACCACGCGCTCGCCGGACGCCGAATGCGAGCTGATCGCCCACTCGGTCCCGCGCCGACCACGGAGCAGGCCGGATAGCTGGTAGGTCAGCGGAGAGATGAGCACGGCCGACTTGAACTGCAGGATTTCATACCCGATCGCGAGGAAGTTCGCGCCGTTCAGCACCGCCTCCTCGGTGGCCGAGGACAGCGCGCCCGAGAATAGCGACACGGTGAGCAGGGTCGACTGATCGAACATGTGCGGGCTGCCGGTGTAGTTCGCCAGCACGTTTACCGTGTAGCCGATTGTCGCCTCGTCAACGATCGCGATGGATTCGTCGTAGCTCGCGCCGCTGTCGGCCGAACGATACACAACCGCCCCAGGCCAGCCATCGGCAGACCCGCATGCCGCCACGTAGAACGCCAGATCGCTGTCTTGATCGCGCAGGCAAGCAATATCTAGAGGCACCAGGATGGTCGATGGCGTCGCTCGAACGGTGTCATCACTTTCCGGACCAGCGCCACCGGTGGCCGACTGCGTGTACACCGACGCCTCCTCGGCGACGGCCTGCCACTCAATGACGCCCGAGCGGCTTTCGACCTTGCGCTGGATTCGCAGGGTGTGCGTCGTCCCGCTGCGCACGATGCTCACCACGTCGCCCGGCTCTATAGCCGCGTACTCGCGCGAGGTGCGGAAGGTGTATCTCTGCCGCTGCGTCCAGGCGTCATACATCAGCGTTTCGGCGATCGCCCGCGCCCGGTCGGCCGTCATCGCGATCGCCAGCTCGACCCCGGTCTGCTGGCGCGACAGCGTGGTGATCCGCTGCGCCTGCTGTGTGTTCTGCTGATAATCAGCATCCTTGTCGATGTAGATCACAGACACGGCAGCGGGCAGCTCCGGCTCCTGCTGCCGCGTCATCGCGAGATCGTCGGGCAACGCATCGCCGGCCGAGGCTGCAGCCAGGTCGTCGGCGTCGATGGTGGCCACCGAAGCGCCGCCTCGCGGTCGGAACACGATCTTCGCGTCCGATTCGATGGCGTCGAAGTAGAACGCCCGCTGCAACGGCTCGATCGCTGCGCGCGCCGAGATCTGCTGCCCGATTGAGTACCCGTCAACCAGTGCAGTGAGCGCCGTCGCGTCGAAGTCCGCCGCCTCCAGCCCCGCCCGCACGCACAGATCCGACACGACTGAGGAAAGCGGTACATCGACGGGCGATGGGACATCGAAACGCCATACTGAAAACGCCCCGGGGCTGCCTATCGTGGCGCCAGCAACCGCGATGCCATTTGCCACCGCAAGGCCCTTTGCGGAGTTTCCTGTCGGCCCGCTAAGGGTGCTGACGATCCACGTCGCGCCGTTGTCCAGCGACCGGGCGGCGGTGTTCGCGTTACCCACAGCCAGCCAGATGTCGCCGGTCCAAGCGAGGCCGAGATACTGCGAGGCCGCGAGGGTGGTGGAAGTCCATGACAGCCCGTCGGCGGAGTATCCCGCGCCCGCGGACCCGTTCTGCACGGCGACGAACCGGGTGCCGTTGCTTTCGATGCGCGACCAGCCGGTGCCGAAGCCGATGGTGCCTGCGGTCCAGCTCGCTCCGTCAGGCGAGTAAGCGATCTGCCCGCCTTGCGCAATGGCCACCCACAGCGAGCCATTCCATGCGACATCCCGCCACAGCGAAGCGGACGGAAATGCGCCTTCAAACCAGACCTCACCGTCGGTCGAGTAGATCATCTGGGTGCTGCTGGCTCGGCCAGCGACCCACATCGCCCC